CAGCGACGGCCTTGAGGGTCATGGGGCCGATCGCGCCGTCCGGCGTTGCACCGATTGCTTCTTGCAAGAGCTTGGCCGCGCGGCCTGGGCCTGAGTTGATGGCGGTATCGAAGACCACGTAGTCGACACCCGCCGGCAGATCGTCGGCGCGCACCTTGTCCCAATAGCGCTCCTTGTAGAGCGGCGCCACGTCGCTGGGCTGGAGATCGCGCATGTCCTGCTCGGTCACGGGGCGACCGCACCACTTCTCCCACGTCGCCTTGGTGCAGCCCAAGTTGGTGATGCCGCCGGGATCGGACGGGTGGTTTACGTAGCCGCCCTCGTGATGCAGCACAGCCGCCAGCGCCCGCTCCCAGTTCTCTTTCATTTCTTGCTCTCAATCGTATCTTGCTTGGCCTTGCTGCCGGCGCTGCTGCCAAAGAAGAAGTTGAGGATTGTGGCCACTACGGTCGCCAAGATGAAGCCCAGCACCGTGTCAGCAAAGCGCACGTTGTCGGTAGGGATTGTCACCATCGTAATCATAAAGATGTAGCTCGCTGCGACCAGCGACCAGAAGGTCGCCAGCACGTAGACGAACGATCGGCTGATGCCGTTGCCGTTGATGAGCGCGGCGATCTGCATCGCGCGGGCGTCTGCCGTGTTCTTGTTCGCCTGCTCGACCATGAACTCTTCATGCTGCATCGCGCGCTCGCGTAGGCGCGTGATGTCCTCGGCGTTCATGTCGGGCTTAAGTTCAACGCCCGTCTTCTCTTGAACGTAGTCAAGCCCCTTGTCCACGACCGCTTGCGCGACCTTGGGCAGGTTGTTCTGGATGAGGGTAGATACGATACCAGCGACGATGGGTAGCATCAGTAACTAACCTCCGCAAGGGCCAACATCAGGACGGTCATTAACAAGACGATGATGCCGAAGATGTAGTTCATTTTAGGTGAAACGTAAGATTCTTGTGCCGTGGATAAGTCACCACCTTTTCCCCTTCTGGGCACTTGTACTTGATAGTCGCCAGCAGCGTAGCTTTTCCCGGCGCGGGTGTTTCTCTTAGCGTCAGGTAATAGGTAAAGGTATCAATGTCTGGGCCGGCAGGGCCGGAGAACTTAGGGTTGGACGACACCGCTTCTAAAACTACGCCCTTGCCATCTCTAATCGCCGGGACAAAAGATTCGACTGAGCAGTCATCCCGCTTTTTGATTCTGGCTACCGTTACCGAAATCGGCTCACCAATACTGGCAGGCTCAATCTGGAAGTGTTCCGGTGCCCACTCGATGATGGTTCTATCCACCCAGCCAAACTTGTCGAACAACGTATACCCGCCGCCGAGCGCAGCAATACTAGCCGCCACCGCACCAATTGCTTTATGTAAGTCAATCATTCCGGCCACCGATCCACCATGAACATGACGATGTGAAAGAGAATCAGCGCGCCTGTGGCCACTACGACGGCGATCAAACCTGCATCACTTGCGTTCTTGATGAACTTCTTGCGCCGCCTGATCTGTTCGTAAATCATCTTCTCGCGCTGCTCTTTGATGCGCCGTCGCATTTGCACAAACTCAACGTAGCCATCGCGGCCAAGGTGCTGGAGCGGTCCGTAGTGGAACCAGTGGTACAGCGTCTTTTCCATTTCCTTGATCTTGACCTGGGCGGCGTAGGCGTCAAACGCCTCAACGGTGGCTGATTTGGAAAAGGTGAGTTTTTTGAAGAGCGGGGGCTTGGCCTGCTCGCCGTTCATCCACTCTTGCAGGTCACTGACGGCGCCGGCCCACTTGCCGAGCTGGCCAAAGACATCCTCGGCCTCACGCCCCAGCTCCACCGCCTTCTTCAGCCCGTTGAAGACGGCAGTCGCAGTCGCCAACAGACTGATTGGGTCTAGCATCTCACACCTTTAACACGAGCCCCAAGAGCAGCATGATGATCGCGCCCGCAGTGCCGATCAAGATATGCTCCAGCCGCTTGATGCGCAGGATCGTCTCTTTCCATCGTTCCGCGCACACCGCTTCATGCGTTGACAAGCGAGCCTCCACTTCGTTTGCTGATGTCATCACTCTGCTCCATAAACTGCCGCCCCTGCTGTCACTGCGGAGCCGGTAGGAATCCACGACCTGTCGTCTGACAACGCCTTTAGCACCTTGTTGCGCTGAACTGCGGGAACTTTCTCAAGCGCTTTGAGCAAGTCCTCATTGCTGCGCAACGACTTAATGATGATGTCCATTGTCTTGACGTCTGCTTTTGCACCCAAGATCGTCAAAATGCGATTGCTGGCGGTCACTGTTGGGTCAAAGAACGCCGGCAATTTAAACATGCCTTTGTTGCGCTGCAAGATGCCTTCGATTGGCTCGCGGCCTTCACCGATCGCCGTCTCAATCGCGCCGCGCCGTTCGATGCCTTCCGCCAACTTGTTAAGCGTCGGATACTTGGCGCCCATCTCTTTAACGATGTCGTAGTTGCCGACGCCGAACACCTTCTCGATCTCTTTCGGATTGTCGCCGCGCACCAAGCGCACGTACTCGTCAGGCGAACGCTTGAACAAGTCGAGCGCTTTGGCCGCCAGCTTCTGCTGGTTGACTTCTGTCATGCCAGACTCAAAAGCGTCCAGATAGCTGCGCCAACCTTTACCGCCAGCCGCCTCAATGGCGTCGTCGATGATGGGTTTGATGCGAGACAAGACGCCCGCTGCCACCTGACGGGCTGCGGGGGAGTCTGGGTCTTTAAACAAAGTCTCAATAGCACTGTTGACAGAGTTCTTGCGCAGCGCGTACAGCGCATCGGGAGAGATGATTCCGCCGGCCTTTGTCCACTTATCAATGTCGCGGATGACCTTCCCAAGCGCGGCCTCGAATTGGTCGTTGCCGGCCATCTCGTCAATCTTGCCAAGTTCTTTGACCTTGCCGATAAAGTCAGCCGGGCGCAGCGGCTTCAAGCCTTCGGCCTCTAGGCTGTCCAGTTGGTACTTGGCAAAGCGCGCCGCGTCACCAAACAGCAGCGATTCATCAGCCGATTTTGCCGCGTAATTTTCGGCATTGTCTGCCATTTGCATTAGCCGTTCGCTGCGATCTGGGCGCTGACCCATGAGAACTTGCGGCTGCGCGGCTTCTTCACCTGCGCGTGCTTTGGCGGTAGTTTTTGCGCGCTCTAGCATGCGAACATCTTCGACCTTGCCAGTTGCGGCGCCTTGGAAACGTGAGACGTCAGTCTCAAGCCCAGGCGCGTACTTCCCTGCCAGCCCAGCCTCACTCAACGCCTGCTCGCGCATCGGCGCGGTCAAACCGCGCAGGTTCCGTTTTGTAGCTTCGCGGGTCGCACGAGCTTCGGTCTGTGTGACGCCGCCTGCAATCCGCGCAAGCTCGTTGACTTGATCTTCACCTTGTAGGCGCCGAAGAGCGTTGATTGTGTTGTCTGGGTCTTTCTTTGCTGCAAGATCGACCAGCGAAATAAACGCGGGGCGCGACACGCCAACAAGCGCCTCGTCAGGAATTCCAGTGCCGGCTGCGCGAAGCGCTGCTATAGCGTTTGGCATGTTCTGCTCGCCAATTGCCTCGCGCAGCACGTTGACCGCGCGGCGTTGGGGCAACCCCATGCCAAGCACATCCATCGCGGCGCCGGTACCTTTTGCACCTGCCTTAATAAGACCGCTTAACGCAGGCCCAGCAACGGCACCAATGCCAGCCCCTGTTTCGATGTCTTCACCAGTCATAGCCGCAGCACCGCCACCTACGGCAGCGCCCGCGCCCATGCGCGCGGGAAGAGACGGGCCAACAAAGCCGCCAGTCTCAAGCGCTCTTGCCAAACCTGGCAAACCAGCCCGAGCGGCGCCTACCCCCAAAGCAGGACCAAGGCCCGCAGTACCTGCGATCTGAGTGCCAACGCGGCCTACTGTGCGCCCTGAGGCGTCTGGCTCAGCGCCTAGCACTTCGGTAGAAAACTGTTGGATCAGCGCGCGCCTACGCGCGTTCTCGGCAGCACTTTCAAACGGTCGTATGACCGTAGAGCCAATGCTGCCCAGCCCTTCTACAATACCGCCGCGTATGTTGCGCTCGGCTTGGGCAATTGACGCGCGCGCTTCGGGCGAAATAAAAGGAATCGCTTCAGCGGTGGACAGACGCGCGGCAGACGGCGCGGGTTCATCTAAGAAGCGAATCTTGCTCGGCTGCGGCTGTTCATCGAGGAATCTGATGCCCATGATTAGTTCACCTCTGCTGGCCTACCGCCGACAGTAATCCGTGTGCCTTTGGGCAGATTTGCCGCTTCAGCTTCGTGCACAGTGCGAAACGCGGGAACTTCCGACGGCGCTGTGCCGCGCGTCGTGCTACTGCTGCTGCGGCGGTCTGTGACGCCGGGCCGACCACCGGGCGATGGTGTTGGAGCAGGCTCTTGCGCGTAGAACTGTTTTAGATTCTCAAGAATCTTCGTCGCGGCTTCATAGCTTTGCGACGGGTCGGATATTGCGTCCAAGTTTAGTCGCAGTTCTACATTCGAGTTGAGTTCTGACGCTGACTTTCCGGTCAACTTCTTAAGCGCGGACATCAACGCCATGCGCGATGATTTAATCTCATCGCGCAAAGATTGCGCTCTAGCGCCTACTGCGCGGCCAGCAACTTGACCAGGACCGCTAGCTTCAATAGACGACAGGACGTTACTAACCGCACCGCGCTGTTCGCTTGGGATAGCGCGCTGTCGGTTTAGCTCATCAAAATTTGCTTGCAAGGTATCAAGAATGTCAAGGAATTGACCGCGCGCTGTAGCTTGCTCTGTTGCGCGTTTACCCGCCGACGGCTCTTTGCCGGCAATACCTACAACGCCTGGTGCAGTAAAGCCGCCGCCGGTGTAGAGCCGCGCATCAACCTTCAGCATGCGAGTAGGATCGTCGGGATCAACGATGTCCGTAAGCGTCGGGGCAGCGGGGCGTCCTCGCGCGTCGATAACATTGTCAACTTCAGCGCGCTGCACACTGCCAACCGGCAAACTGTCGCGCAGTTCTTGCAGGCGTTGCAGTTCAGTCTTTCTTTCAGTTGTTTGTTTGTCCGCTGCCGCACGCGCAGAAATCATTGCCGCTTCAGCGCGCTGCCGCTCGAAAGGCAACTTAGCTGCTGCGGTCGCAGCTTGCGACGTAGCTGCTCGCGCGCGCTCTTGCCCCGCCTCAGCAGTCATTTGCGCATTTGCCAAGCTGCCTCGCTGATATGCCGTCATCGACGCATTCGCGAGTCGTTTTATCGTTGACCCATCGCCATAGGTTTGAAGCATGCGAAGATCATCTTCAGTCACGCCAGGAATGCGAGCAATCTGCGGACGCACGGCGTCAAGAGTTGACTGATCACTGACGCTTGACAGAAGCTGACCCATCAGACCTATGCGGTCTGTTTGCGCCTTGATTCGAGCTGCTTCAGCTTCTCGATTTGCTTTATCTAACTTAAGCTGCGTCTCGGCGTACTGCGCGCCCTTGGCTCCAAGCCCGCGCTGTTGCAATGCTGCGACGCGCTCTTCTAAGCTCATGCCGGGTTTAAAACCAGAAAGCACCGTTTCGTAGTCTTGTTCACGGCGCTGCTCGCGCATGGCGTTCTGGATCTTCATCTCGCCCATACGCTGTTCTTGGAGGGCGTTCTGGATCTGCGCTACGCGACCTGATTGGGCTAGCGGATCGGGCAGTTGCAGCCCTTGCACTTGCAAAGCGATGTTTGGTTGAAGCGGCATAGCTATTCCTTACGGGAGGTACGACGACCGACGCAAAGCGTTTGCCAAGTCTTGATTAGCTGAATAGTTTAGGTACTGACCTAACGCCCCTGTCAAAGCATTTGTCATGCCCACTTGGCCAGCCGCTTGCGCCGCACCAATGTCGGTCGTCAGGTTGCCTGCGGTCTGCCCAAACGCGCCCGCAGCAGCTCCTTGATTAGATGCCGCCGCTTGACCCAGCGTCATCAGGCCCGACAACGGTTGCAGGCGGTTGGCGCGCTCGGTTTGGAACCGATTGAATGCGCTGCCGTACTCTTGCGAGCCCATCTCTTGACCGTAGCGCTGCAACGCCTTGCCAGTAGCGCCGGACAGCAGACCGCCCTTCGCGGCGCGGCTGGCCTCAAGCGCTTTCATGCCTTCGCTCAGCCGGAACGCATAGCCTGGGTCTTGTTGGAAGTCTGACATGCCGAACGGACGCGCAAACTTGCCGTATTCAGCCGCTGCTGTGTTGCCCGACAGCCCGAGCAGGTTAAGGAGCTGATTCTGCGCCGTGATGCCGGCTGCGCGGTAGGGCTCTTGCAGCGCCTTCTGCTCGTTGAAGATGTCACGGGCAAGCTGACGCGCCTCACGGGCTGACTCTGCTTGGATGTTTGCAGCGTCCGTGGCCGCGCGGGAGCCCATAAAGGCGCTGGCCAGCAAAGACAACGGAACACCGTAATCTTTGGCAAGTTTGGCAAAATCACTGAGATTAAACCCAGCGTTTGTAATTGCTGCTGCGTCAGCAGCGCTAATAACAGAGCCAGTTACGGGGTCTAGCACATCGCCAGCGCCGCCGTAGCCTGACAGCGCGTTAGTGGCTGCCCCCGCCCCAGTTGCTGCACCAGCGGCGGCAGCACCTAGCCCGGTAGCGGCGTCAGCGCCGGTAATTACTCCGCCGGTTGCGGCGTTCAACACATCACCAGCGCCACCGTAGCCTGCAAGGGTACCGGCACCTGCTCCAGTAGTTAGCGCGTTAGACGACCCAAGCAATCCTGCGCTGGCGTCCGCAGCAGCAAGATCCGCCATTGTCAAAGCATTTGCAGCCCCCACTGTCCCCGCAGCCGCAGGAACCCCCGCTCCTACGCCAAGCGCGTTGTAAGACTGTCCTAGCGACGCATCGATCATGTTCGCTGGGAAGTCCATCAAGATGTTCGGCCCGCCCATCGTCGCCAGCGGCGAGGTGGCAACCGGGAACGCGGTGGCGGTTTCAGCCGCAGTTTTTGCCAAGCCAATGTTTTGGTTTACAAACCCAAGTTCCATTGGGTTAGTAGCCATCGTCAATTGCACCGCAGCGTCGTACTGACCGCTTGCGATCAAAGAGTCAACGATCGGCGCGGTAGAAACGCCTGCGGTAGACGCAATATGCGCCGCAGATGCTATGTTACCTTCAGCGGCCAACTGCGACGCAAGCATCGCTGGGTCTATGCCAGAGGGCAGCGCGGCGCCTGTAGCAGCAGCAAGCTCGGCGGCTGCGGAAGCGTCCCCCATAACCGCAAGCGCCTCTGCACCGTGAGCCGCAACCAAGTCAGCGGCTGCGGCTTCGGACACTGCTTCCCCTGCCGCAGTAGCAAAACCTCCCGTTTGGTAATACATCCCCAACGCGGCGGCAGCAACTTTAACTACGTCCGGGTGAACGCCAAGCGGTCGCGCAATTGCTGACGCTACGTCGTCAACTATCCCGCCAACAGTCGTAACAAAGCCTTTGGCAAAATCTTCTAAATCTTTAAAAAAGCTCATTACGATATCTCCCTGCCGCTAACTCGTAAGCTCATAGACGCTGCAAGACTGCCAAGCGTTGAGATGGAATCGCCCAAGGTCAGGATGTGCCCTGCAATCTCAGGAAATGTGTACGCTTCGCCAGGCTGTAGCGATTTGTTCTGCACGACCAGATTGCTGCTCGCCGCAGTCTGCCCCGCCGGTACGATGTTGACGCTGATCGTTCGGACCGCAGCGCTGTAGTTGATTGCGGTCATCTTGTCAATGATCGTAGCGGTGGTGGGCGCAGTGTACTGGGTTGTCTGCACCTGCTCAACTGCTTTGGATTCAACCAACGTCCTAGCGGTGATGGGCATGTCAGTCCTCGGCAGGCAACGGCTGATTGCCTTCGGCTACCCACGCCAGATACTCTTGGTAATCACGGTTGGCGGGGTCCATCGGAATCCAAGCGCCGTCACTGATACGGCGAATAACTTGCTGCGTCAGTTGGTACATGGTCAAAGCTCCGCATTAGCTTGCCAATGGATCGAATAAAATTGACCCGCCGTGACTGCTGTAGAGCCTGTGACTGCAAAACCACTATCGCCAATATTTGCAGTGCCCGCAGTTGGAGTGACGACAGCAACAGTTGTCCAGTTTGCAGACGCCGCGTCTGGCGCGTAGGTTGTGATTGTTGGGGCGGCTCGCTTAGCTACCGCAAAGTTAACGTGCGAAGAGAATCCTTGATTAAGCACTTGACCAGTTGCATACGCGGCGCCCAATACAGAGCCTACGTTTTGCGCTGGCGCGGTTGCGTACGGAAACGATTTCTCATAGTACCGCTGGCACATGCCAAGCTCTACACCAAACGGGCGGTGCTCAAACGGCGTAGGTGTGTTGCCAACTTCCAGTTGCGCGCCTGTAATTGCAAAGATGTTGCCGATGGTGTCCAGCACGTTAACTTGCGAAGAGGTAGCTAACGCCCAGCCAGACTGCCAACTGCCCGCTACGCCTTGCCGGGTCGCGCCGCAATAAAGCGTCCATCCTACAGTCAACCCGCTTCCGTTGGTCCAGTCCCAAGTCCCAGCGGTAATCAAGCCACCGATAACCGTAATCTCTTTATATTCCCACGTATCTGCAACAGAAATGTTGTATTCCGCCACGTAGTAACGGTCAGCACTGGGGTAGTCGTTGTTATAGAACGCCACGCAATGCGTGCCAACTTTAGTCGACCGAGCCCAAAACGAAAGCGTGAAAGTTTTGCCGATAAGATCGCGCGCAGAATAGCCTTCAATTTTTTGAATTAATGTAAAAAATTCTGACGCGGTGACAGTGGGGTCAGCGGTGGCCACAGTACAACGAAGACTGTACGGAAGCGTCGGCTCGCTGGCCGGGCCATCGGAAGTTTGGGTGATTGTTAGTGATGATGAAGATGGTGTTACTGCAATACGCGAAAACCGATCAAGCGTATAAAAAGCCCCAAAACCTGTGCCGACCGTAAACGAAGTGCCGCGTTGCGCTACTTCCATCGCACCGTTGATGATCTTGTTGCGCAGACCCGCAAGCTGACCTCCGTTGTACGACTCGCCGACGATGGCGCCGCCCGTCACATTGCCGGTCAGGTTGCCAGTGACGTTGCCCGTCAGGTTGCCGGTAACGTCGCCGGTGATCGGACCGGTGATGGTGACGCCGCTGATTGTGCCGCCCGTGATGGTGACAGCGCTGGCGTTCTGCGTCGACATCGTACCTGGCGCGGTGATGTTGTCGACGGTGTACTGCGTGACGTTGCCTGCGTTAGCAAGTACAAACTTATACGCCGAACCAGCCGTCAAGAAGATGTCAGCGCGGCCTGCGGAGTCAAGAATGATTGGGTTAGTGTTGGGCGTCGTCTCTGCGGCGGTCGTGTAGGTTGTCAGCGGCGTGGTGGTCCCGGCGATGTAGGTGTACAGCTTGCCAGCCGTCAACGGATTGCCGTTGCCGTCCAGAAATTGAAACTTGAATACTGGTGCGATGGTAGCCATACAAGCCTCAAAGATTGTTTGTCACGGTCAAGATGACCGAGGGGATGCCCGGAACCGGCGCCGAAGCTGCCGCAGCAAGTATTTGACAGCTTGTATCGTCGGTGGACCACATTATTTCAAAGTAGTCGCCAGCGTTAAATTCGTGAAGGTAATTCCACGCAGCCACAATTTCAGCGTTGTTACCTTGGATGCGGATTTGGGATGCCGAGTCGGGCACATTTACGCCGTTAACACGCAGCCAGATAAAAATAAACGCGGTGCCACCAGAGATTTTATCGAGCTGCGCTGAAAACTCAATGTTGAAGATGCCTGGCCGATCAACATAGATGCGCGACGTCGGCGTGCCAATGGTCACACCTCGACTAAAGCCAACCGAGTTGAACGTCATGCCGTACGCGGTGTTGATCGATGCGGCGGTTTGCGTAGTGGTGTCGTAGAAATAGCCGTACCGCGTCGTTACAAGTTGAGGTGTCTGTGCTGCGGGTCCGACCTGCAAGTCTTCCAGCGTGAACTGATTCTGCCCCAGCCCCAAGAGCGTGAACGAGTTGTTGAAGAAGCGGTACCACTCCCGCTGCATCACGTTGTCCGGCCCTTCAATGACCGGCACACGTTGCGCGGGGATACGCGTGATGTTAGGCATTGGTGCCGCTCGCAATCAGTTCAGCGCCCATGATGGCAACGTTACCAACACCCGCCCCGCTCACTTCGTAAACGCGGTCGCGCAGCTTTTGCGTCATGCCCAGCCGACGCCAAATTACCCGGCGGCCAGTTTGACCCTGAAATCCCATCGACACCGTGTGCAGGTTAGACCACGTGTGGCCGCCATCATCAGACCAACGCAGACTGGCGTTCATTTGAATTGAGCCGCTTTGAGGAAAACCCGCCGGGCCAATATTAAACGCAGGATTTTTAAAAACATACGGAGTGCCGTTACTTTGCAGCACCACCGGGTTGGTGACGTTGTATATCGTTCCGTCCGATGTGCGCACTTCCCAAGGTGGTCCTTGCACGGCGGGGGCAGGTTGGAGAGGCAAAGGCGTAAAGGAAGTGCCTGCTTCACAATCTAATTGCAGGCTATGTTGGGCCGTGCGCTTTAAAGTGTTTTCGTTGGTCGGCAGCGCTCGCCAAGAACGTAGCCATATTTGACGACGTTCGTTAGAAAATTCGTAATTGCCAAAATCAAAGTTAAAATTGTAATAGCCTATTTGTCGCTGGCTACTATGCCCCAGATATACCCGAACCCCGTCAGTCGCCATGCAAGATGGCGTGTGACGATTTAATTGGTCTGTTGTGTCTGAAATGTAGCCGCGCTGGTGCCACATATTGGTGGCCGCATCATAGACCCACGTGACGTTTGCAGTAGGAAACGTCAGCACGTAAAACATGTGCCCGTCTTGCTGATAGGTGTAGGCGATAGCGTCCGAGATCGTCGAATACGTCTGGATAGCGTACTCGATGGCGTGCGTCGAGATGCGTTGCGGCTGGTAGCCACGGGCGCGGTAGACCATACCAAAGCCACGCGCGTCAGCCGACAGCCAGAAGACGCTGTTGTCCATCTTGGCGACCGAGTATGGCGCAGCGCACCCCGTCTCAAGAAACGCGCCTTGGATGGGGGCAAGCGGGTAGTCTGGCTGGCCAGCGTCGTACCAGACCTCGGTCGAGTTGTTGCCGAAGATCCAGATTTCTTTGTGATCGACGATCAGTGACACCACGTTGTCGGGCGAAGCTTCGGCGCTCGCAAACGACAGCGGCTCAATGCTGGCGCCGTCAAACAGTTCAGTCACCCACACGCGCTGGCTGTTTGGCTCATTGAACACAAAGTAGCCGTTGATATAGCCCACGGTGACGGCGCCAGGAAAATCAAAATCGCCAATCTGGGCAAACGCGGTTGTGTTGATGTTGTAGATGTAACCGTTTGGATTGGCCGCAATAAAAATTTGCGAGCCGTTATCGGTTATGCTTACAGGGCCAGTTCCCGCAATGCCTGTGCCGCGAAGGGTAGTAAGACCGTCGCCAATAGAATACAGTTCGGAGCCAGCTACGGCGTACAAGACGCCTTTGACAACCCACATACCTCTAATGCTGCCAGACCCGCCGAAATTTATATAGCTAAGTATGCTTGGCACCCGCTGAAAGTACGCCGCCGTCTTGCCGCCGTCCGGGGTGGACTCCGGGTACATGTTGACGAGCCGGTTGTCCGCAGCGTTGATGCTGCGGGCAACGTAAGCTGCGCCGAGGATGGGCGATTTCATTAGAAATTGCCGGCGTAGATGTTGTAGCGCTGACGATTCCCAACGATGCTGTACGGGATCGACATCAGGTCGTCAGGATTGTTGATGCGCTTCAGGTTGCGCTTGGACGTCATCGCAATCCGCTGCACTTGCCGCGACGGCTCGACGCCAAATTCAGGCGCCAGCTCACAGGCCAAGTTGTACCGAAACGCTCGCAAATAGCCGGGCGGGAACGTCAGATTTGTGGCCAAGATGGCTGGCCGCGACAACTGTTCCACTGACACAAAATGGAACTCTAGCACCCGCGTAGGTACCGGATAGATGTACATCTCAATGTCGGGGTACGTCATGTTAACCCACATGACCTGCGGGTAGGTGCTTCGCACCGTCTTCAACGCAATCCCGTTGTATTGCTGCTGGTTGATGAGCTTCAGACCGTACGAGACGCCAGTAGTCGGGTCTTTGAAGTACGACGAGTCATCAACAAGAATAGGCCGGTTGCCGACAAAGTTGCCGGTAGGCCCGAGCGTGCGGCTAATCTCAGTTGCAGGCCAACTAAAGACTTGATCTTCTGTCGCAAAGACCGACAACCGCTCGGTGTTCCACGACTCGATCATCTGGTTCATAGCCGACAGCGCATCGGCTGCCGACTCAGGCGAAGGCGACTCGCCCTCTGCTACAACACCAATCAGGCGCAACGCGCCCGTAATGATGTCACCCGCTGTAGTTGCCATCGACCGTCTCCTTACGACGACGACCTCGGCGTGCGAGTTGATTGTCCGGCACGCTGTCTACGGCCCCGTCAGGGTCTGCGCCCAGAGTATAGCGCGTCCAGCCGTTTTGTTCATCATACTCCGCTTCCAGGTCAGAAATGGCAACCTTCTCGCCGTGGCGCGGGTGACGCAGATAAATGATGGGCATAAAAGTCGGGGGCCGAAGCCCCCGCCAGGTTAGTTGCCGGCCATCACAACCCAATTCGTGCCGTCTTCGCAAACCAAGATCGCCCATGCACCAGCAGTTGCCGCCAGAATGGCGGTAGCAGCCGTATTAGACGTACGCGGTTTGACGTTCGACGACGCCGAGATCAGGGTGTAAGTACCCGACAAGTTCTTCACAAAGATAGTCCGACCGATGTAATTAGCGCCGCTCGGCAACGTCACGGTGACGTTGGCAGCGGAACCGTTAGCGATCACAAAGTTCTCTTCATCGCCCAGAACAAAACTGGCAGTTTTGGTAACTGGAGCGTTGAGATAGAACGCTGTGAGCGCCGGGTCGGAATACGCAACTCCAACAGGCTTGTTGTTAGCCATTAGCGACTCCGGTTATTACATCAGAAACGCGGACCAAGACGCATCGCCAGTCTTGACCAGCCGGTAGGTATGCGCGCCAAAACGCGGAACCGTGACCGAACCGTAGACGGTGATGCCAGTCCCGGCAGTGACAGGAACAGTCGACGACGAGCCCGTGTTGTTATTGTTGGTGATCGTCAGTTCAAACGACGAGCCAACTTTAGCACTCGGGACCGCGGCGTCAAGCTGCGCCGCCGTTGCGAAGGTAACAGTCAACGTCGCATCGCTAGCCTTCTGGCAAACAACTAGACCGATCGCCATTTGAGCGCCGGTCAGAGTTGTGTCGCCAGTCAGCGTCGCGGGGATGGTTTGTACGCCCATGACGGCTTCGTCGAGATTGCCGTCACCGACTTGATAGCCACCAGCACCATTAGGAAGAGCCATGATTTAATCCTTTCAAATTAAATAGAAACGAGGCTAGTAGATCCCTACTAGCCTCGTATTAGACGTTAGCCCCAGAGGCGTACGCCCATTTGCGGACGGATGACCGAGAAGCCGTA